GGTCGGTATAAGTACAGGTTTATTAGTTTTATCCAAAGTAAGCGGACAAATAATTAAAGCCGCTGCTGCGTTAGGTGTTGTTGCCGTGTCCTTAGGGTTGGCTGCGGTTTCATTTAAATTATTCACTGATGTCGATTTGGTTAAAGTTGCAGGCAGTGTAGGATTGTTAACTGTAATTATGGGAGGATTGGTTGCAATGGGTGCGGCATTGACAGGACCTCAATTAGGTTTCGTTGCAATCGCCGCAGGAATTATGACTTTAGTAGGCGTTGCTGTAATACCATTCGCATACGGATTGCAAAAATTAAGTGAAATAAATTGGAAAGGCTTTGATGGAATATTTACTGCTTTATCAAAACTGGCCGCAGGTACAGCTTTATTAACATTGGGAATTCCTGGAATGTTGTTGGCAACTGTTGCGGCAATACCATTTGCTATTGGTATGGCATTATTAAGTGAAATAAAATGGGATACAATTACAAAAAGTGGTAAGGCCTTAATGTCACTCGCTGAAGGTGTTGGTGCACTACGCTTCTTTGCTCTCGCAAAAGCTGCGTTAGGTTTAATACCATTTGCCGCAGGTATTGTCGCATTAAAATTGGCCGTTGGAGCTGATGATAAAATATCAAAATTTTTAGAAAAATTTAATAAAGGGTTAAAAGACTTAAAAGGCGATTCATTATTTTTAGCATCCAAAGGCATATTGGCTTTATCAGGTGCTCTTGTTGCATTTGCAGGAACGCAAGTTGTATCAGGTATAGGAAACTTAATTGGTAAAATACTAACTTTTGGAACTGACAGCCCTATTGATCAACTTATCAAATTGGCCAAACACGGTTACAATTTAAGTATTCTTGGTATTGGTGTTAAAGATCTTGCAGCAGGTCTTAAAACATTAACAGGTATTGATAATGAAATTAATATTCTTGACAATTTGGCTGATAAACTTAAAGGATTTGAAACACTAGATCCTACAGGCATTAAAGCTTTTGCTGAAGGGCTTAATATGCTTGTTACCAGTCTTACTGCATTGTCACAATTGGATGGTAAACTTAATGTTCTCAATAATATACCATACGATAAACTTAAAAGTTTAAGCCAATCAATACAAACAGGAATGCCATTAACTCAAATTGTTAACGGTCTTCAAGAATCAAGTGATTCGAAACAAGTTGCCGAACGGTTGAAACAAGGTATTGCATCAAATGCACCAACCGTAGGATCTCAATTAAGAGAATCAGGTGCGTCGATGAATTCATCCACAGTAATTATTAATAACAATGGTGGCAATATTACCAATAACAGTTCAACATCAAGTAATGTGAATAACAACGGTTCATCAAGCACACCAATTATAACTGCAAGCGGCAGTGGAATGTTTACCGCAGAATAAATTATGCCTGGGATTGCACGAATAGGAATTGATAGCGCTGGAGGTATTATAGTTTCAAATGTAAGCAGTGCCCAAGTGTATGTTAATGGAGCACAAGCTGCACTGAAAGGAGCAATTGTACAAAACCACGGTGATCATACAAATGTAACAATGGTAGGATCAAGCGGATCTGTATTTATAAATGGACTTGGCGTTGTACGCCAAGGTGATTTGGCCAGTTGCGGACACGTTGCAACAGGAAGCGGTTCCATATCTGCTGCGTAACACTAGTGTCCGTAAACCAAATCAAACAGTTCAATATGTGACAATATTTGACCTGCTTGCCGCATCAACACACCATTTTCATATATCAATGTTGATGGAATATGTGTAAGCTTTTTGGTCATAATTTGATCAAAATTACGTTCGTTATCAATGTCAATAATTGAATACGTTACATCATCTCTAAGAGCACAAAAATAATCTACCAAGTGATGGTATTTACTGCAATCCAAACAATTTAAAATGCTATAAACTTCGATGTGTATCATAAAAGAAAAATGGCGGCACGATTTTATTTATCGTGCCACCACTGTTACGTTACAATACTTTTAGCTTTGTGCAAGTTTTGCAAAATAACTTAGCGATTCATCTTCATCATCGGAAGAATTATGGTCGGTTGCATTGACTGTTGGAGAGGTCGGAGCATCAGCGGTATAATTTGTTGATGCATGAGTATTTTCATAAACAGGTTTATGATCAACAGTTGCACCCGCGGCCTCAGCGCCAATAACTTCAATAAGCTTCCGCTTAAGATCAGCATATGACTTATAATTTGCCGGATTAACAAAGTCGGAAAGAGAATAAAGCTTTCCATAAATTTCCTCCAAACGTGCTTCATCACCGCCAAACAATTCGCTTGGCTTATCAAATTCGCTTTTATCATAGTTACGATAACCTTCTACGTTGCGAATTTTAAGTTTGAAATTGGTGCCAGTCCAAAAATCAAACGGGTTAATTGGTTGTTCGTCTAGAAATTGTGGTTGCATAACATCCATAATCTTATCAAAGATTTTCTTACCAAATTTATATAGAACAACTTTACCTTCATTTTGAGGATTTGCTGGATCACTTACAACAAGTGCATTAACAATATAATGCAATCGGCGCTTGCGATCACGAGCAATTTCCTTATCGGATTCAACACCACTGTTCCAAAGTAAACTGTTTGCTTCGCTTACAGGATCAGGTTGGCCGATTGAAGTTAGACTGTTTTCGATATACCAACGGCCAGTTGGTCCTTTAAATCCATGGTCCCAAAAGCGAACCCATGGTAGATCTTCACCTTCCTTTGCAGGAAGAAAACGAAGAATGGCATAACCGTTTCCGGCTTTATCAACGGCTGGAGCCCACAGACGATCATCGCCGTATGATTTTGTTGCACCACCTGATACTTTTTCTGCGGCATTGACAAGTTTATCAATTGCGGCGGAACGATTTTGTTTTAGTTTTTCGAATGACATATTATTACAGTGTATTTGTTGTATTGTTTTTGTTGTTGGTGGAAATACCACCATGGATCTATTATACATCATTTGTTTGCATTTGTAAACAAATTTATTACAATATTTTTACTTTTTTCCACATTCATTTCTGAACGTAGAAAAGGTTTATATTTAATAATCTTAAAAGTTATATCGGATATAATTTCAAGAGGATCATTAAAATTTTTGCTTATCTTTGAAGTGTATTGAACCAAATAGTCCAGGACTGCCAAAGAATTCAAACAGATGGCATCTGATTGATATAACTTATATATAACAGGAATTTCCCCTGCACGTTTAGGAACGAATGCATCGTCAAATTTGTCACAATGCTCTCTCAGCACATTCATATCACCTTTAAAACGATATTGCATTGACTGTAATGATGCAAGGTAATCATCATAATTGCTTCGGTTCATATTAGTTATCCAAGTTTTATTTGCCAAAATATTGGATAAAAAATAAAGAATAAGATCGTTCTTTTTGGGAAATGCTCGTGCTAATTTTTCAAATTCGTATCTGTTTTTATGACCTAAAAAGGATTCCTTTTTCAAACGAGGGCCTTTAAAATTAAATTTTAAGGCGTCATAACTTGATCCTTTTTTAAAATGTAAACACATGGAAGTATAGATGCTCCATACTTCAAAAGGACTTATATTTGTTTCTGTAGTTAAAGTAATCAAAACAACGAATATGATGATTTGGGTAATAGATTATTTCGTTGCGCTTCCGCCTCCAGTTTTTCTTTAAGACTGCCAACACACAACTTGGAAATATCAACAGGATCAAGAGAATTTTCATCGCAATAATGTATAATTGCTTCAACGTATGACATTTCTTTTGTTTTTACCAATTGCTCAACTGCCAAAGCAAAATCTTGTTTGGTAATAATATTAAGATTTAAATTTTCTACTTTTGTTTGCATCAGATTCTGTTTTCCATTACTTTAAGAATGATTGTTTGTGGATTAATTCGACCGTTTACCTTTTTCTTTTTAAGAGTCACTCCGTCGAAAATTTTATCAAGTTTTTTAGGCGTTGCTCCAAGAATAGCTGCAAGTATATCCTTAGGTTTGCGCAACGTTGCGCCCCAACTTAATTCACTGTCATACATTTTTACCGTTGTACCTTGAACAGCAAATCCTGCAGCACCATTTGCATAATAAACACTCAGTGTTCTTGTTTTGGTATTAAATGTATACAAGCGTTGCGATGTAGGAATTCTTGAAGGATTAATGCTATCAAGATTATATTCCGCACTGTTGGTTTGATATTTCAAACGAACCACTTGCTTGTCCGCATTTTTAACCTTTTTAATTCTAGGTTTGCGAGTATTATTTTTAATCTTGGCGTGACTCTTAACATCAACAGTTAAGTCATCAAGAATTTTTACAATTTTACGCAACGAAGGTTTTGTCAAATATGAATAACCTTCAACACATTGTTCGTCGGTTTTTTCAAGTGCCGAATTATATTCTTCTTGATATCTATTTAACCAATCAAGAACAAATTTGCATCCTTGTGCAGGAACTTTATTATCTCTTAGATAACCACTAAGATCTAATGTAGGAGGTGTTTTGGCTGTATTGGCCCAGTCATCAAGTAGTGAATCAAGTGGAACAATAATATCTTTTTCAACATTTTTCTTAATGCGTTCAAACGGAGAAGGTTGATGCGCCTTTGGAACACTCGTTACAGCTTCTGTTTCATTAATATATTTAGTTTGTTTTAAGACACTTAGAGCATCATTAATCAAATTTTTGATAACCTTAATGTCATCCTTGGGAATTGCAGGATTGTTTTCATCATGAAATGGAAGTGAAGCAAAATGTTCAGCTGCCGCTGGGTGCATTGAAGGCATTCCTCGCTCCAAACAACGGATCAATTTTCCAACAGTTGATGGAAGAGCATGTGGTGCCGCAGCTTTAATTAAAGTGATTTCCTCTTTTTTATAGCCATTCTTTTTCATCCATTCAAGAACCATAGGTTTCATTAAAGACGAATCAAGGTAATAATTATAAAAATTAAGAGCTCGGCCTTTTACAGTAAAGAAACGAGCCACATCCCATTGTTCCCACCCGTGCCATTCCGGTTCTTCTCCAGTCCACTTGCTGTCACTGGCGATTACTCTTCCTGCTTTAAAGACGTTCATATTTTATTGCGCACCAATTGAATATTCGATAACATTGTCGGCAATGAATGATCGCCATCCTTCATTTTCCAAATCATATGCGCAAACAATTTTATCATTGGGTGTTCGAGTTGTATCGTTTTGTTTTGGATGAAATTCAACTGGAATCAAATCAAAATTATTTGTACATTTCATATTACGGATTGTTCCGTCAAGTTTTGTAAATGAAATACAAACAGCTGTTTGTGATTCCTTTAAAAGTGTTTTAAGTGTTTCGATCATTGTTTTTGTTTATTTTTTAGTTTGTCGCATTTTGTATATACCGAGGTATTTCCTTACGTGATTATTATACCATATTTTGACACATTTTGTAAACGACTAAATTTAAAGATTTACTTTTTGACAAAATAAAACGCGTATTATAGAGTACACAAATTCTCATTCAAATATCGGAATAATCCTACTGTTTGACGAATGTCATATTGCGCATCATGAGCTTGCGATTCATCCCAACCAACCTCTGAACATTGACATAATGTTCCCAATTTAAAGTTGGGAAACGCTCCTCGCACACGTTGCGTAAACCAAGCGGCGGCGAGCATTACACATATTGGAGGATTCCAAAACCATGAACCAAAATATGCATCATTGTGTTTTGCGAAAAATTCACGCATAAATTCTCCATCAAAAGATGCGTTATATGCAACAAAATGCATCTTATCTTTTTTGTCAAATTTGTTGCAATGACGTGACAATATTTTAATAAGCTCTTGGTATGCTTCATGTGATCTCATAGGCAATGCAATCAAATCATCAAGTGTCATTCCTGTGGCGTCCAACGCACCTTGTTCATAATATTCCAAACTGTGCGGTTTAAACTTAAGGTCAAAACTTTCAATTTCTTTAAGATCACAATCAAGAATAGCTCCACTAATTTGAAAAATATTGTGTAACTTACGATCAACGCCTGTGGTTTCGACGTCAATAAAACAATATTTGTATCCGTTGTATTTTGTATTTTCGCTCAAATTTATATTTTTGTTTTATTGTTTCGTGTGCTCGATTTTTTTCCAATATGTTTATGAGTTCAACGAATCGTCGGTGCTGCTGTCGTATACAACTTCCCAATCTGAGGAATCTTGAATAAGCTTTTCGAGGATTTGCTTTTCTGAGGTTGGAACCTCAACCTTTTTAGAAACTGCAACTTTCTTAGCGGCCAGCTTGACGGGTGCAGGTTCGGCAGCATCCCATTCAATATTTTTCTTAAGTTTGTGCAAATCGTATTTGCCGTAACCGACCTTAAGATCATCAGTCATGAATGTTTCTTGGATTTCCCGGAATTTCATTCCCGCGGCTCGGCCTGCATTGTAAATTACAGTTGTTCCAAATACAACACCGCCGGCGTTGTTCTTACCATCACCGCTAGCGAACAGTGAATCCAATGTGTTTTGTGCTTTGTCAGTCAGTTTCATAATATATGTTTTGTTGAGAGATTTTAATGTCCGCCAGATTCAATTTTTACGCATATTGAGTTGGCGTTTCGGTTATTTAAGGTTTTGAGAATAATATTCCAAATATGCTTTGGCTCGGGCCAGCGAAGCGAAGGTGGTCGAATCCGCAAGCCACATGCCGCCGCTCGTACCGGTTCCGGCTTTGCGTTTGTAGATTTGGACGCCCAGGTGGGTGGAATGCTTGGTGTATTTTGGGGTGAGAGTAATCATGGTGTGGTGTTCCTTACGTGACTATTCTACCATAAAAAATGACGGATGTAAACAACTTTTTTCATTTTTTTTTTTTTTTTAAAAATTTATTTGAAAAATGGCGATCCGGCGTGAATTTCTTTCATTTCTTCAATTCTTACTTCCTCACCCATTTGTCTGTAAGCCAATGCGCACTCGGCAGCATTGCCATAGTCATCATAGTACACGCTATGATGACTATCACCTTTTCCGACAATTACAATAAATGTTGTTTTCATTTGCTGATTACAAGATACAACGGTGCTGGTTTCAGCCACATTTTTCGGCGCAGTTGAGTCACTTCAACTGGCAACTGTTGTGTTTTAGGATAAACACCACCGTCTTTAAATAGTGGCTCAAGTTGAAGTTTAAACTTATTAATTTCCTTTATGGCTTCATAAAAAAGTATTTGCGCCGTAAATAAACCAAGACCTAAGGTTAGAGTGATAAATGTTATCATATGAATTATTTAAGCAGATTTTTGTCAATATAATGGCATTATTTTTTCTTAGGTTTGTCATTGATTCCGACCCAAGAAGGTCTTTCAACAAGCTTCATACCGTAAGTATTAACATCAGGATCAATGTTCAAATCTTTCCGTTTAATAAGTTTGTTGTGAACCAAAGTTCCATAATCAACATGATGATGCCAACGTCCATAGCGCCACACAATTTTTGCATGTTCCGGGTGCATATTGACAAGCAGTTGAGATTTGTCCAATGTTCCTTTACCAGCTTCTGCCTTACCTTTACCGTATAGTTCTTCGGTATTGCCACCTTTAACTGTTTGTGTTGCCATTTTCATTTGAAGGAAAGCATTAAACAATATTGTGCATTGTCCAGCTTTAAGCACTTGAAGTGAAAGATCAACGTCCTCATTGTACTTTCCTCTCCAGCGGAAAGGCGCATCATTTTCAATAAGCATACATGAAAAGATTCTTCGGTTTACAGAAAACGCAGGATATTTAAAACCGTCAACACAAAAGAATGTATATTGCAATCCGGCCAATGGAACATTTTCATAACGATCCACAAAATCTTCCATTACTTTAAATATGGTACCAGATTCTACAATAACTCTACGGCCTTTATGTAATCTGTAAAATCGGTTAATGTTATCATCCATCAACCAATGGCGTTTAAAGCCTAAACTTTTGGCATGTTCCCAGCACCAATTACGAGCTGGGCCTGAGCCTAAGCCGTGATTGCTGAATGGGAGAACCAAAATTTTCTTAGGATCAATTACTGCAGCATATGCTTCATATTCTTGTGGTTCAACTACAATGCTGTATGGTACTTTCATATGTTCAAGTGATCTACTTGTCACTCGACTGTCCGCACGACCTTTTGAAATAATATAAACAGGATATTCTGGATTCATAAATGTTAAGCTTGTTCTTGTTCATCATCGATCCAACGGAGCAATGAATTTTTACCGCGCACTTGCGCAGGATGCCAAATGCTTTTTGTTTTAAGAGTCATATTTGGTTGTCCGATAAGATTACAAAAAGAAAGATAATCTTCTTCGCTATTAAAATGAACTCGAATGCTTTTATAGACATATTCGCCTTCTTCATATTCAGGCATTCCTGTCCATTCTTTTTTCCACAATTCAATTTCATCGACTTCATCTGGTTCCTCCATAAAACCACCAAGTGTTGATGGTGAAAGATCTACTTTTTTTAGATCCAATCCATGCTCGTAATCAACTTTGTTTCTCATATATCTTATATAGTATTTTTGTTATGTGTGTTATTGTAACAGGTTTTTAAATGATTGTAAACATTTTTTTTCGGTGTGTGTTTTCAATGCTTCCATATCTCGTGTTGTTGGCATTTCCCACACAAAATCCACCATATTTTTTAAAAGAGCATTGTTTGTTCTTTCATAATGGTTGGCGGGAAAAATTGTTCCTCGTTCTAAATAAATGGTAGAACCTGAGTTTGCTTTGATAAAATCATATTCATTTGTAAATCTCATATCGGTAATAATATACAATGTTTCCTTATCATTCATTGTTTGCTCCAATGCTTCAATCCAATAAGAATCATTGATTGATCTACGAATTTCTGTTCCCCAGCAAACAAGGAGAGGGCGAATAATTTTCTTTTCCTCATCATCTGTTGTGTAAGATGATATGCCTAATTGCTCCAAACAAAAACTATTAAGCTCATCTCTTAGCGCAGCAGCAAAACTTACAATAGAAACTTTCTGCCCTTGTTCTTCAAAAATATTTTTAAGTAGTGTACCAACTGTATCTTTACCACTTCTTGCGTTTCCTGCAATACCAATAATTTTTTTCATATAATATATAGTGTTTATTCCCAATGATACGTCACGGAACAATTATTTAGGCTATTGTATAACACCATCACTTAAAAGTATATCAAGAATATTGTCCAGCGCAAGCGTATCAAATTCCTTCAATTCCTTTTTTACAAAATTGGGACCAACAATATCATTGTGTATTGGATGCATTGTAAAATTTTCTAAACAAACAATGGATTCTTCATATCTATAAGATATGTTTATAAGAAACAAAGCATCATCAATATATTTGAAATGTCTATGTACGTGCATTATGCTTTACCATGAAGAACAATAGACAACTTCCAGTCCATTCTTAATGGCTTTCTTGGCCTCAAAAATAAACTTTAAAGTTTTAAGGTTTTGACGGTCATCAAAACGGGAATCACTACCGTAAAAGAAACCATCCGTTTCAGGCAATGCTTCATTGTGTAAATCTTGTTCAAGACATTCCAAATCTTCCAATGTCAAAATAACATAAACACCATTAAAGATACCTGTGTTACCTTTATGTATCCAAAGATTTTCCATCCACCCTTGAAGAGCATTGTGTTTTCTCCAATATGCAAATTCAACTTCAGTTGTTTCGTCACCATTTTTGCGAGTATATGCGTATTGATCCAATCCCATTTTTTTAGTATGTTAAGTTTAATAATTAAAGAAGTGCACGTTTGCCAATCGCTGCGGATGCACTATCCGACACTTGAGCATAAAGATCATCAAGAGCTTCTTCAAGCGTGTAATAGTTTTTCAAATGCACTTCCCATTCATTGTGAAAAAAACTTCCGGCAATTTCTGAGCCGGTAATAAGCTTATCTTTAAACTTCATTACCGTAGTGGACAAATAAGTTCCATCATGTCGTTTTACCTCAATAAGGCCGATTTTTTGATCTTTGATTTGTGTCATAATAAATTTATATTTGATTTAGCCTTCTTTGACGATGCGCACCGTTGTGCCAAATTTATCTGGATTCATTGCATACGTGTTACCTTTGCTGTCAACCACATGAAGTGTTTTAATATTGACCTTGGAAACAATGTAAAGGTTGGTAATATTATCATACCCGCGGCCATCAAAATGTTCGGAAATAACTTCAATCTTATCGTTGAACTTATAAATGTCCTTGAGTTTTTGAGTTGGTGGTGCAGCTGCTTTTTTCAGTAGTTTCATAATGTTGTGGTGTTTCCTTACGTGATTATTCTACCATATTCTACGGCAAATGTAAACAACAAAATTCAATTATTTGTCATTAGGAAATGTAAAGAGTGTTTGAACTTGCCATTTTTCCCACACAATTTGATCATTTTCTTCATCAGTTCCTACATAAAGAACTGTTTTAAGAAGACGTGCTGGACGAGTTCCAGTACCAGGACGCCGAAATGGCCCTTCAATTTCACCGCAATAAAGCGTATGCGTAGCACCACGAGCAGCGGACCAATCACACGGAGCGCCAGTATAGATGTCGTGAGACTTTCCGTATGATTTTTCACGAACTCCTACAATAGGAGTCTTACGAGCACGGAGTGAATCTCCCAAAGGGTAGTTAGTCATTACGGAACTATTCTACCATACTTTACTCCGTTTGTAAACAACTTTTTTAAGATATTTTTACGGTCCCGAATCGTCTTCCCTTCTCGTCTTAGAAGGAATCATTCACACATTTGCCATCCCTTCGGGAACCTTCGGACATTTTATATTGTTAAACAAGATCAAGTGGAGCCTTTATGGCGCCTTCAAGTGATATAATAATATTATATCAAACTTTGAAAGTATGTAAACAATAAAATGAATACTTTATTAATTTTCTTCACCAGTCCGCAACGAATAAAGATCGCCTTTAATCAATTTATCCAATGCATCATATATGTCTTTCAATTGAAGCTTAAGTTCAGGATTGAGATCTTTTTTAATGATAAAAGGATCCAATTTATCTTGAAAGTTTTTAATAACATCATTTATATCTTGATAGGTACCTTCCTTAAGATTTTGAAACTGATGCATTTTTCGATATTCTGATGTTATTGACATAATGTTTATTTATATTGTAGATACATTAAGCAAAAAACCAAGAGGCGAAGAACACCTCTTGGTTTTAATTTTTTTAGAATTATGATATTTATTTATATGAACCAATAATTATTGCTCTACGATAGCTATAATCATTATGATATACTGTTCCATTACGACCAATCAGCACACCTTCTTGAAATTGATAAGATAAACCTTCAATTAACGTCACTGTTTCCGGACTGTAAAGCTGTGAGTTGTTTAGTTTTTCGTTTGAGTCTTTTTGCCAACCGTTCAATCCGCAACTTGTTAGCAGGACTGCCATTAGCGGCAAGAGAATCAATTTCATCTTCAATTTTGTCAATTTCATTTTCTCTCTTATTTTCTAGATGAGCACCATACTGACGAGCAAGTGCCGTTAAAGCAATTAAAAATAAATTTATCGTACCAATCATTTTGTGCCATTATCTTTTGCCTTGCCGATATTAAGAGCGAGTAGATCAATGACATAATAGAATTTGGCGAGAACAGTTCCTGGTTGTGGTGTAGGAGTTGCAGCTGCAATTGCTGAAGCAAGAGCAACAGCTGCAGTCAAAATACCAAACCACGATTGACCTGAAATAAAATTAAGTAATGTTTCCATATGTTTTAGTTTGTTATTGATACCAATATTGGTATCATCAAACTTATTTATACAAAATTTGATTTTAGAATTTCCAAAATTGCAAAATCCTTTGCTTTTAATTCCACTTCCCATGTACAATCAAGGTTTTCCAAAACACACGATGGAACGTGCGATGCACGATCACAATGCGCTCGCGAACCGTTAATGCCTTCACTCCAATGAAATACTGGAACATGCTGCACCCAAGTATCTCGAAAAAGTTTTATGATGTTTTCCATTTCATGTGATGGATTGCATGCATCGTGTAAATTATCATATACCAATGCTCGGACATCAGAAAAATGTTCATACAAATTGCTACAATTCCAAAATGATTTATCTTCATTTTCCAGTACAAGTCGTGCGCGAACACCATCACTGCAGCATGATAAATTTTCCAAAAACCTTTCTTTATATCGATCAATTGTTTCCTTTTTAAAATCCGGAGCACGATTGAGATGCAAACACATTGGAGCTGACAAGTCCTTTGCGCAACCCATTAAATCCAACACGTGTGATTGGTGATTTAATTCCGCAATTGATTTTTCCACAACATTTGGATTATAACTGGCAAGCACATTAAATTGGTCTGGATGACAACTTAGCGATATGTTAAGGTGACGAGCAAGAGCACCTGCTGTTTTAAGATTTGATCGTATTGCGTCAATGTTTGGAAGTTCATCTAAAACAATGCTTAATGATGGATCCGTAACCAATGGAAACATACAGCTGCTGATTCGATAATGCGATATACCACAAGTGGAAAGATGCCGAATAATCTTATTCACAACAACAGTATTGTGTAAAATACGACAACCTAGTATTTCAAGTGCTTTGTGCCGCGGCATACTGTTAAAGCTTTTACGAGTCATTGTCTTAAATGCAATTTTATTATTTGCTTTAAGAATTTCACTAATACATACCAATCCAAGTTTCATTATGCCACAATTCTACCATAATTGTTGCCACTTGTAAACAACTATTTTAAAGAACTATAAATAAGACATGATTATCAATACATATAAAATAAGATCGGCGAATGGAATGGGATTAGGTGATTTTGTCCGAGGTAATATTGCGTTGCACCAAGTTTGCGCAGAAAAAAATATTCCCTTTTCCATTGATTTTTCACATCATCCAATGGGTGCATATTTAAAAGGCCATGAAACAGCAACGGCAACTGATTCACAAAAAAGCGTGGATCTCGTTGATGTATATGAAGATGAACTTCGAAGCACATCAGTGTTGTACAATAAGATTAAAAAGCATTACAAAAAAGGTAAGGTGTTAAGAACTTATTGCAATGCATTCCAAAGCTTTCCAATATCAAAGGAGTCCCAAGATTTTGTAAGAAATAGTATGATTCCAAATACTATATTACAGGATAAAATTTCAAGTGTATGTCATCCTTTTTTTAATAAGGATTCATATGAAACAATTCACATAAGAACCGGTGATCCTGTGGCTTTTGGCGGAGGATTAAAAAGAAATTTTATTGAAAAATTATATGATGAAATTGATAAAACTATTAAGCATATAAAAAGAAATTCAAATAAAAATATTATCATATTATCTGATTCTACTATAATTAAAAATTTAATCGCAAAAAAATTTGGATTATATACAACGAACAGTGTAACATCACACCTTACACGTGAAGGAGGAGATGTTGCCGGAACATTGGCCGATTATTTTATTATGCTTAACAGCGATAAAATTTACCAATTTACCAATGCTTATCATTGGTGGGGCAGTGGTTTTAGTAATAGTGCATCATGGATCAATGATGTACCATTGGTATGCTATAAACTAAAATGTTTTAAAACGGAGTTTCACCAAATGAAACAGCAACATTCCGTTGTTGAAACTCCGTAATCGTGTATCTTATGAACCGAATTCTACAAAACTGTAAAGTTCTATTGCGCGTTGTTTAATAGCATCTGTTGTCGGTTCGCGAGCAATAATCGCTTGGTCATTAAACTTCATTATAGGAAGCGGAGTTGAGGTATCAATCTCCATTTTTCTATAATAATCTTCCATTGCTCTTTGGTCTTGTTCTCTAAGAACATTCAACTTTTCACTGTAAGAATTCCAACAATCGGAATGTGCAAGATTTAATAGTTCAAGGCGGATTTCGTATGCGTTTTTATTCATTTGTTTTGTGTGTTTTTGTGTTATAACAACAAACCTTTGTGGCGTTGTCAATAGTATGTATATGCTAAAAAAACCTCAGATTTTAGTCTGAGGTTTTTAAAGAAATTAAAAATCACATTGCGTTATTGAAACGCAGTAAAATTCGGTTTAGCCTCTGCTTTTAAAGAGATTTTCAAGATCATCGAAAATTTCCTCTTGTGTCTTTGCGTCTGGATCACCTGTAATATAATCATCAAAATCATTTTTATACCATCGATAAAAATCATCTGTTTCCATTACGCGTAAAACCTTTTTTAAAAATTCTTTTGATAATGTTTCCTCGGATAGTGAAGTTTCATCAAGTTTATACTGACCTTTATTAAGTGTAAGATTGATCACATCTCCCTTTTTATCACTTTTTGAATATTGAACATTAATACGTCCATCATCATACTTATGAAAAATATTAACCTTTTTGCCGTCCAATACATTTCCTGATGCTGTAATGGTTGCAGTCCCCATACCATAGCCTTCTTCAATTTCAACATTTTTATCTGAAGAATGTGAATTCATATATTCGGTAACGCCTACAATACCATGCTCAGCAACAGCAATTTTGCTTTGTGCCCATTCAGGAAATTTACGATCGTCTTCAATCATTTGAAGACATTCTTCTGAATTACGGATAATTGTTTCCAATTGATTTGCAATCATGTGTTTTGAGGAAGAAGGATTTTCATTTTCTTGCAGTTCAATAACACTCATTCCACCATGTGGTGATCTATAGAATACCTCAACTCCATTCATAAGATCATAAAGTTCACCTTGTGAAAGGACATCAAACGCGCCAGATTCAAATTCAACTTCAAAGCTTCCTTTTTTTGTTTGGTGAGGAATGATGGAGGCAATAATTTCTTTTGTAGGATATCCGGGAGATCCGTGAAGCACTTGGTTTCCCAATAGTGAAGCGAATTCATCAACCATAACATTTTCTTGCAGTTCAAATTCGGATACCACAGCTGAAATATCTTCGTGTGATTGAAAAGGCCCCCCATCTTTAATTGTTAACCACCGCCCACCACCTTTGCGTTGGAGAATCCAATCTCCGGTCCATTCACCATTTTCGCGTTTGCCATAAATGTCGGTTACAACATCCCAAGTGCTGTCACCTAATTTTTGTACGGCGCTTTTAATGGTGGAATTTACAGCGTGATGAAGATCTTCATCGCTCATCAATCCATTAACCAGCTTGAAGCCTAGATTTTTAAATGCGACAATTTCCTCTGTTAAATGTTGTTCTTGAAGAATTGATGCCGCCGCGGCATATAATGGATCTTGGTTATAATGGAATGGTTTCATATATTGTTATTTATACACAAAAAATATTCAAGGATTCTTAATCCATACTGTTGGACGACCGTTCCAAAACTTTGTATGTATAAGTGTGTAGCCATGATTTCTTAAGCATTGATTAAATTTTCTAGAAATAGCTTTTGGGTTATAATCTACGCCGCGATCTTTGTAGACATCAAAATGTCCTACACTTTTACTACCAAATGCATTGGCAATGACCAGTGCTTTTGGAGTTGCTTTTGCCAATACTTGTTCCAGGTGTTCAATTGGAGCTTCCCAATGTTCAAAATATTCACTGGCAAAAACAAGGTCAGCATGCGATTCCAATTCTCCAATAATACTGAATCCGTGTTGCGCTCCCATGTTTGTCGCAATTTCAAATTGCGGTGATCCAACCACCTGTGTACCAATCACGTTTGCATCTGGATATGCTTCTTTCCATGCTGCGGTGGTATATGCACAACCACAACCAATGTCTGCAATTGATTGAATATTGCCTAATGAATTGCGCAATGACCCATGTTCGGTTTGCCCAATCTTATCAAGCAATCCAATATATTTGCGCGAATACATGCACCAGCATGCCCATACTTCAACAAGCATATAAGGATCATCATATACGCTATAATCAGGAGTTCCAGCTGCTAAGGAATTGTACCATCGTGATTCAATTTCTTGATATTCGCGCAATTGTTCACGTTGACTTTTTGATCCTTTGTAGTACAACAATGCATTGGACGCAAGTGTGAAAAACTTGCTTTTGTCAATATCAATATAATTACTGCATAATTCTACAAAATTTTGTAGATCCTCCGTTTTAAATTTGTCAATACTTTTTTTCATAATATATTATATATGTTATTTTATTGGGCGTTATAATTAAACTTGAATCAAAAATTATTACCGCATATCCATTAGAAAATTTATCGGTTACCGTTAAAGGTTGTAGGGACCGAAAGCTCCTCCTGTAAGCGACACCACCACAGTGTCAAATTATTTCATGATTTGTTGTAACGATTTTTCAAACTCTTGAACTTTGGGAAGGCGCTTTGGCCAATAAATATAATCCTTTTCAGGATTTTCCTTTAATCGTGAAAGCAAAGGAAGAATAGCGGCATAAAGTAATTCTGCTTTCTTTTTTTCATTTTCTGCGCTTTGGACAATTTCCAGTTCATTTTCATTTACGGCTGAAAATCCAAAGTCGAAATTGTAATCAATATTTTTCACTTGTTTTAAGAATGTTTATTAAAAATTAGAAATCGCGGCACCGTGAATAATACGGACTGTTGTGATAGTAAACAGGGCGATAATAAGTTTCGGAAGTGCATCGGTAAGTTGAATAATAAACAGATGTCGCCGAAGGCCTGAGAGAATAATAACTACCCGAGGTAATTATATTTGGATAATACGGATCGTATAAAACGGTACAACTCATTGAACCGAAAATGACACAAACCAAAGCGCATAATATGTTAATTTTCATTGTTGTAAATTGGTCCTTCTGATTAAGAATGATTCCGCTCTACCACTGAACATCAGCAGGACAAATTATTTATATTAAGCCTTTTTAAGGTCAGCTTTCATCAGCTTAAGCGCCTTTTTTAAATAAGGAAGCAGCTGTTTAGGATCAAGGTCATCATAAGGTTTTACGCACATAGGACCTTTTGGATTGGCTTTACCAAATGTATCAATTCGAGCTGTATGAAATGCAATAGATTGTTCCATTGAATCAATATCATTTTTTAACATTTGTTTTTTTGTCATAATGTAATGTTTCCTTACGTGATTATTTAATTTCCCAAACTGTGGTTTTGTATTCTCTTACAATGGCATATTGTTTCGTTTCAAACAACTCCAGTGGAAGGTAGTGAGTTTTTTCTTCCTTACCGTTCCGAGTAAAGCCTTCAATCACGTGGCAACCGTAACCATCCAGCATATAAAAACCTTCTGGATCTTTTCGAACTGGGAGCTTATCGCCAATTTTATATTCACATTTTGTATGAACAAATTGAACGGTAATGTTTTCTTTTAAAGTATGTTCAAAAAAGCTGTCCGCTTGAGTGGTTTTTGTTTCGGTTTTAACCGGTTCAAAAACAAGATCTTTGTTTTTAAAGCTTGGAGCGGTGGTTGGAGTGGTTTCTGTTTTCATAGTGTGGTGTTGCCTTACGTGACTATTCTACCATAAAGCACGGCAGATGTAAACAACTTTTTTTCAAAAATGAAACTTTTTTTACCCTTTTTCCCACAATTTGACCTCGCTACGTCTTCTTATCACCAATCCTTTTAAGGTTTTGCCGCCACCTTTGGTGTATTGCATCAAAAGTTTTTTCACAGATGAATAGTTTCCAGCATTAAGTCGATCCGGACCTGAAACCAATTTTTTCAAATTGTCCACACCACAATTGTATGTAAAACTAATCAATGCGCTTTTTTGATACGGAGACAATTTTACATCCACAATAGCATCAACTTGTGTTTCTATTTTTCTAAGTTTATTTTCAAGAATAGCGGACGATTCCTTTTCACTTATAAAGCTCCTATTCACAAATTTTTTATCGGTAAAACCATAACCAATTGTTCTAAACCCGGCGGGACATTTATACGGTTTGGAATAAAACCCTTCGTAAAATTTTACCAATTCTTTCATTTCATGCCATGCTAAATTTTCCTGCTCTACATTTTTAGGCTGTAATGTTACAATTGCAGGTTTTACCGTGTGATAAATATTGTCTTTTAATTTATGTAAACTTGATAATAAGCATAATGATAATATGCACGCTCCGTAAAATACTGTCATTTTTTATTTATTAATACTATAATGTGGGAAAATAAGAATACACCTAAACACCACAAACCTATGGACGATCCAAATGTAAAATACACAACGGTACCACAAATTATTAAGGATAAGATAAATTGCATCCACCCATTCCATTCTATATTTTCACATTTGGATTTTGAAAATGTTACCGATATACAACCTAATGTTGCCAATGTTAAATACAAAAATGAAATAATAAATAAAACGATATTTTGTGTTTGTGCATAAACACACATAATAATAAGACATAAAAAATTGATTAATGATAGCATATTTTTATTTACCAATTGTTCTATAAATGATTTCGGCATTATCTATAGGTTTCATAAAAGGCCAATAGGTCTCAGATAAATTATCAATAAACAAAATTAAAGTTTGAAGAAATACATAATGCGATACAACAATAACATTACTAATATTATGTTGTTCACAACTTCCTACCAAATCATTATAAAATGTTTTAGCTCTAACATGTGTATCAGCGTATGATTCGCCGTCCTTTGGTCTATAATTCCAATTCAGTTTTGGATTTTCCGCTATTTCCTTGGGTGTTAGAGTAACGGACCAATCAATATCATATAATAATGAACCTAATTTTCGTTCTTTAAGCTCATCAACAATATATAAGTCCGTAGCAAAATCCAAATTTGATTGAATAATTTCTGCACTTGATACGGCACGAGTATAAGGACTTGAGCATAATACAACGGCTTGGTCATTGGTTTTTAATTTCAAGTTTAGATCCATTGCCGTAAAAGCACATTGCGCTTTACCAATTTCCGTTAATTGTATTAAAGAATCATCGGTACGCATATATTCATTGTGATCAACATTCGCAACCGATTGCCCATGACGCACAAGATATAAATTAATTTTCATTATCCGTTTAATATATATTTTAGATTATTCATAACCTAGCTTTTCTGTGTGAATCCAACGATAGATTACTTTATCATCTTTGGTAATTTCTTTAACCATCAGACCGTTATCAAATGCTTCTTTATGAGTGTCGCTAACGCCTAGCGCATATCCGCAAATATATACCATCAAGACAAGTAGGGTTATACTCAGGCAGACTAAGCTAATAATTTTAATTTTCATAATTGTATATGCGTGATAATATACTCTAATAGTCTAAAGGCAGACATAAAACATATAAACGTAAATACACAAATTACCGCTACAAAAGATAGTATTATTATCAAAGAATAAATATCTATGTTTTTTTCATAACCACACCATTTTTTAATTTCATAGTATAGTAATTTGTCTTCTTTTTTCATATTTAATCGGTTATTTGTTGAAAGGAGTCAAACCACATACCAAACGCATCTTGAGCATTGCTCATTGGCGGCAAAAACATTTTGCCATGTCCGTCTATTAGCATCCAAAGATCAAAGTCTGGAAGTTTTTGCAGTGTATAAATTTGTGGTTTAAATTCACAGCCACTAATGTACCTAAATTTAGATCCTGATTTCATAATTACTTTACGATTTTAAGGTTGTTTACGTTGATGTTGAACTTAGCGGCAATTTGATCAAGAGTGAGTTCCATTGGTGCAAAGCGAGCATTGAATTGCTCTTCGGTTAGGTATTTGCTATCTACATACCATGATTTA